CGGTTATCGAGGAATAGAGCTCGGCCATCGGTGCGGTCGAACCACATCGAGCGCGTTCCACAGCAGGCGTCGAGCACGGCTGGGAAAAGCTCGAGTGACGTGCTGGCTTCTACGGATGCAGCGGTTTTCATGGCCGACCGTCCGCGACATAGAGGCTGTACCCGCTCCGACGCTTCGCGCCGAATCGCTCGACATCGGCGTAGCTGAGGCGCGAGCGCGGAGCATCGAGCCAGCGACCACCAACCAGCATCACGGTGCGGATTGCGACGCTGCGCCGGCCCTCGCCGACTTTCTCGACGCGCACGTATCGCTCGAAGCGGATATCGTTCTCGCGGTAGATCTGGCCGGCGACCGGCTTCCTGATTTCTTGGGACCGGGTATTGGTGTCGAAGGCCGGTTCCAGCGGAGCAACGACGGTTACGTCTCGCGGGACGGTCATGGAGTGATAACGCGAGTAGACCAGCTCAACGAGCTCGCCCACGCGGAATGACTCGCTCACGACGCTTTCTCCAGGATGCGCAACGCGTCCAGCTCGTTCAGCATTGCGTGGATGCGATCGGCTTCCTCGCGGTTCTCGCGCATCTTCCGCATGAGGTCGGCGCGCAACTGCTCGCGGTCTTCCTCGAGCGCGAGGGCCGAGCAGTGCGCCTGACGGATGGCCTCGGGCCCAGGCGGAACCATCATCTTCGGTTCGTCCATCACCCAGAACTCAGCATTGAATGGATTGCAGAGCTTCATACGGTCCTCAGTACTGTCGGAGCGTTCGGCGATAGTCGTCGCGTCGCGTGAGCTCCAGGTCGTGCTGGCTGCGCGCGAACGAGGGGAATTCCTTCGGGTCGGTCATGCCGTCATGCTGGCCGCAGGTGTCCCACCAGCTCAGCAGGTCGACCATGTTTGCGTTGATCCAGTCGGCCTCGTAGCCGAGGAACGTGTTGTCGTAACTCGGGCGAGCGATCGCGGGCTCAACGATTGGGATGCGTGCGGCGTTCATTTCGAAACAACCTCATCCGGGATGTGGCGATTCACGCTGCACGCTCCTGGGCAATCGGCCGGGATGTCCGCGCGATCGACAGCAGCAGGTCACGGAACTGCGCGGGCGTGTGGATGCGTGGCGTACTGTCGGTGCCGCCACCGCGCGAGCCGACTTCGCCCAGCTTCTTTGCGCGCTTGAGCCCCATGCGTGTGATCACGGCGGGATCAAGGCGCGATGCGCCGATACCCCAGTCGAGCTCCGGCAGCGTGCAACCGACCGCGTAGAGCAGCGTCGGCTTGCGTGCGTAGTGCCCGTAGCGGCCCTGCTCGACACAGCAGGTCCATCCGCCATGCATGTCGGCAACAATCCAGCCGCCATCACGAGCGGGCACGTTCAGCCCGAAGTGCGGCCAGGCATGCGATGCCCACGGGTGCTCGAGGATGCCGCCCCACATGCGCACGGCGGCGAGTGCAGCGGCAAAGCATCCGCCGTCATCGCCCTTGCGCTTGCGCTCACCGGTGCGCTTCACGTGCAGCGGCTGGCCGAACCACATCTTTCCCCAGCGCTGGCAGGGCGGGTGAGCGACAACCGGGATCGGGCCGGCGTAAGTACGCGCGTCGCGCGCCTCGTCCCATGCATCGACGCCGTCGAGTCCGAAATACTGGCCGTCGGTTTCAACGAACAGCGCCGCGATCTGCGACATCCCTTCTACCCTTGTCGCACTCACGACTGTTGCTCCATGCGGTCAATCGCTTCAGCAACCAGTTCACGCACGAGCGCGGCAGAGCTGAACATCTCCATCGCGCCGGCACTTGCGTAGTCGCGATAGCGCTCAAACTCGGCACGGGCGAGCCGCAGCAGATCAAGCGGCGTCACGTCTTGTGCAGCGGGAGGCTTATGCATGACATCGATCACGTGATTGACGAGGTCAACGGGCTTCATGGCGTTCCTCAATCTGTTCGATCAGATCGGCAATCGCTTCTGCTTCGGTCTTGCCCCAGCCGCGCGGCGACGAGCTGACATAGCCGGTCTCTTCGCCCTGCCAGTCCGCGTCGTAGTTGTCATCGACCGCGGACCATTCGTTGCCGTACGGGTTCGGCTGGTCGGTGTGGACCTTCACCACCTCGCCGGATGAGGTCGTGATTTCTTGGGAGCGGGTATTCATTCGGCTTTCACCGTCGCGTACAGAGCACCATCGAAGTGCACCGTAGCCGGCAGCCGATACGATGCAGAGTCGTCAAATGCCGCCTGAAGCGCGTCGCTCAGGGAGCCGTATCGATGTGTGATCACGCTGGATTTCGCGGTTGGTCCGCAGGTCACAACGTAATCCAGTTGGCCTGGCCTGCTGATTTTTTCTCGGGAGCGGGTATTCACAGTCCCAGCTCCTCGATCAGTTCCCACTTGATCGCGCACAAAGCGTCGAGCGTTGCCTCGTCGTCGTTGAGCAGCGCTGCACCCGCCTGCAATTCGCTGATGGTCTGAAGGACGGTCTTACCTTCCTGCGCAGCGAGCGCTTCGATGGCCTCGCGCGTAACCGGCGTAGTGGTTGCCTGAGAGATGTTGCTCACAGCGGCCACTCCACGTAGCCGGGCTTATTGCCGCTCGCGATCGTCTGCCAGACACGGGACTTGCAGGTCCAGCCAGCGCCGCGAAGGGCAGACATACAGACTCGCGCACCCTCGACCGACTGAGCCGCCAGCGTGTACCCGCCGCGATCCGTTACGACTTCGATCAGAATGTCGCCATCGATCTGGAACAGCGCGTTGTCGTCGCTGTAGCTGATCCTCTCTTCGGAGGAAGTCACGGCGTTCACTTGCACACCTGGGGGTTCGTGCAATCCACCGGGATGATCGTGTAGTCACGTCCATCCACACCCGAGTTGCTGTTGTGGCCGTGCTGGCTGGCAACGATCGATCCGGCGAGGATCGTCGCGCCCACGAAGCAGGCCGTTTCGTGCTTCTGGCAGATCGAGCAGCCGCCTAAGGCGAGAAGCGCAAGTCCGATGGTGAGTCTGTTCATCTGCCCTCCGCGCTGGTGCGTCAGCGTGTAGCGATATACTGCTACGTCTAACGAGGGGCGTCAAGTAATTTATTGCTAGCGGTATACAGCAACACGTGTCCGGGCGGGCTGTCAGAGACCGATCAGCGGGTTACGGGGCGGCGGGCTTGGGGAGGGTCTTTTCGCGCAGCGCCATTGCATCGATGAGTGCGCGGCCTTCCTTGGAAGCTCCCACGTACGACTCGAAGAGGTCCTGAACAGCCTTGGACTTCAACAGGTCTTCAGTAAGGTTCGGCATGATCAGGTGCCAGCCCTGGAGGCCAAACGTATGCGCTAGGGCGTCTGCGGTCTCTACAGAGCAGCCAGACTCCTGGCTGAGTATCGCGCTGATCATTCGCTGTGACACACCGGACTTCCGGCTGAGCTCAACCTGGTTCCACTCACGGATCACCATGAGCGTTTTCAGGTTGTTCGCGAGTGACGTACGGGTGTTGGGACGTTTTGGAGCCACATAGCAACGGTATAGCCGCTGACTAGCGGTTTGTCGCAGTAGTGGAAGTTGGATGGCCGTAGACGACATAGCGATATTTTGCTAACAATACGCACATGGAACGTCCTGAGCAAATGGTTGTAGACCTTCGGCGCAGAGCCAACGCTTTGTTAAACGAGAAAAAAGTGAAGCGCGAGCAGCTCGCTTACGAGGCTCGCGTCACGTACTCATGGCTTTGCAAATTCCTGGCGGAGCATCCCGACGCTTCGAATCCGCGTGTTGGAACGCTCTCGAAGCTCGAGCGGCGTCTAGCGGAGTTGGAGCGCCTCCAGTGACTGGAGCGCGGCTCCACACTTCATGCAGGGCGTTCAAGAAGAAATCGTCCGGTAGTTCACGGTGCGCAGCGCGCGGCGCGGTTCTCATCTGCTCTCACTCCATGAAGTCGATTTTCTACCGCGCCCACTCCTTGGGCTCGCGCATCCTCGCCGCAGGGTTACTCCCGCTCCTGCAACTGCGCTGTTTTAGTCAGGGTAACGAAACTTTAACATGCGATAAAGCCAAGTCTGCCCCATTTCTGCGCCTATCGGGAATTAAACGCGGTGCAGCAAAGCTGCCTTTCTTTGCGGGCATTCAAGCTTCACTGCGTCCAAGCTCTGTTTTATCTCGCGAAGTTCTTTTTTTTGGCTTGGACGTAGCACCTAGCGCTTGCGCCGGCGCAGAGGGTCAGCAACCGCCGTTCCCGTTTCTTCCGACACTCCCGGGCCCCCTCGGGATACCTGGCCGAGCTGCTCGCGGGCTCGGCGTTTTTACAGGCTCGGTATGAGCGGCTGGATCAAGCTTGAAAAGGGTTTGCGCGAGGACAGGCGCTTCACCCGCATCGTCGATGCGCTACTCAAGCGCAGTGAGCAGAGCGTTACATCTGTAACGCAGATGCGTTTCATCGAGCGAAACGCGGTAACGCAGGTGTTAGGCGGCCTTGCGCAACTGTGGATGTTCGCCGATTCGCACATCCGCGAGGACGACACACTTGACATCACGCTCGACGAAATAGACCAACTCGTCGGCATCGAGGGTTTCGCCAAGCTCATGCCCGCGGACTGGCTTGAGGTCCTCGACGCGAACAGCGTAAGACTTCCTGATTTTCAGGCACATAACGGCACCGATGCGAAGAAAAAAGCGCTCACTTCCAAGCGAGTTCAGCGCCATCGTATACGCTCCGCCGTTAACGATGTGACGCCGGAGAAACGCAACGGCGTTACAGATGCGTTACCAGACCAGACTAGACCAGACCAGACCAGACTAGAAAAGAAGGTACCTTCGGTACCTCCGGCTGCTGCGCAGCCAACGCAGTGCGCCGAGTTCTCCGACCTGAAGTCGATCTTCCCGAAGCGGGCGGGGAGCCAGCCTTGGGACCGGGCGCAGAAGGCCATCAATGCTCGCCTCCGTGAGGGCCACTCGTGGATTGAGATCCTCGATGGCGCCAGGCGCTACGCGGCGTTCGTTCGCGCAACCGGGAAAGAGCACACCGAGAGCGTTCTGCAGGCCTCGACATTCGTCGGGCCCAGTAAGCACTTCCTGAATCCATACGACCTGCCGGCAACGAAAGCCGATGCGCGGCTCGCCAACAATCTTTCCGCCGCTGATGAGTTCATGCGGCGCACTGAGAGACCCCAATGATTCCGAACGACCGCAGAAAATTCATCGAGGTTGTGATCGGCTTCGCCGAGCTGAAAGGCAAGCAGCTATCGGCTCCGGCGCTGGAGCTTTACTGGCGAACTCTGCAGCACTGGCAGCTGGGGGATTTCCTGGACGCCGCTGAGCAACTCGTTCGCACTTCCGAATTCATGCCGACCCCAAAGGACTTCGAGGATCTTCGCAAGGCCGCAAGGCCGACATCTGGCGAGGCATGGATTCTCGCCTGCGAAACCGCTAGGGACTGGCGAGAGCTGAGGCCGAGTGTTTCGAGCGGTGATCCGTTTGTCGATCGTGTCGTGCGTGCGGTCGGCGGCTATCGAGCAATTGCGATGTACAACAGCGAGAAGCTGCATTTTCTCGAGAAGCGATTCGCCGAGCACTTCGAGGTGATGCAGGAAGCTGGCGACACGCGCGAAGCGCTTCCCGACTTGATGCTGGGACTCACAGGGCCAGTTGCTAGTGGCCCGCGGCGCCTTCTTGGTGGCGGATGAGGTCCGCGTTCTTCGACGGCGAGACCGAGCTTGCCAAGCGCTGCGGCATCACGAACCTGTGGGACGGTGACACCACCGCGGAGTCACGCAAGGAGCGCATCCGGGTTGCGGTGATGGAACTTGACCCGGTGATCGCGTGGCGCGGGCCGACGGGCAGGCCCGAGACGATGGCCGAGGCCTACACGCGGATCTTCGGTGAGCCGCCATGATCGTCCTGGTGTTCGATGAGCCGACGCCAAGCATCAACGTGCACTACGGTCACCACTGGTCGAAGAAGCACGCGCTGCGAAAACGATGGTGGCGACTCACGCAAGCCGCACTTCGGCGCTCGAGTATTTTCATCCCGCCGAAGTGGGCCAAGGCGAAGATCCGCATCGAGCGCTACGGCCCGCGCATCCTCGACGCCGACAACTGCCGGGCCGGGATGAAGGCGCTGCTCGATTCGCTGGTTCAGGAGGGCGTCATCACAGACGACAATCCGAGCGTCATAGGGGAGCCGGAGATCAAGCAGTTCGCTGGCAAAGAGCGCGGGACACGCGTGTACGTGGAGCAGGTCGCGTGACGAGGAAATCTTACTTCCCAAAGTACACGCCTGAGAAACGCGCGCGCCTTGAGTACGAAGCTGACCTGATTGCACGCCGCACACGCTACAAGGCTCTTGCTGTGGAACTTGGAATGAGCGAAGACCATATCGCGCATCTCATCGGCGAAATGGTCCAGCAGAAAAAGCGGGAACTGCTTCGGGAGCAGGATCCTGTGCTGCATCGGGAATCGAAAACGAACATCATCGCTGGATGAAGTACATCCTCGGCTTGCTCTGCATTCTGTTCGCAAATTCAGTGTTTGCCGCTGCTTCCAGAGGCCTCGTGTGGCCTGCCTCGACCACTTACGAGGATGACGGCAAGCCACTCGCTGCAGGCGAGAAGGTTGTCTACATCGTCTACGACTCGACCGGCAAGCGCGTTGCCTCAACGTTCGCAACGACGGTTCCTGGCTCGCTGCTCCCTGCTGACGGCTGCTACTACATTCGGGCGGCGTTCTACGCAACGGACACCAACAGCGAAGTGCCTGGATCTCTGTCGCTGAAGCAGACCGAGACCACCTGCATCAAGCCTCCACAGAAGCGCGCATCCGCGCCGGCCAGTATCGGAACCACCCCGTGAAGCGGCTTCTCACCCTTTTCGCGGCACTCGCCGGGCTCATGTTCGCATCGCTCTCCTCTTCAGCGACGCCAACCTGCTACCCGAATCAAACGAGCGCCGCGAATTTTGAACAGACGACCCAGCCCGCCAACGTCGTGAAGTGGCTGTCGATCGATGCCAGCAAGGCAAGCTTCATCGTCACGTACTACTGCGACCAGGCCTATTCGTGGGGCGGGTATTACTTCTACGGCTACCGCCGCGATCTCTTGCCGAGCTGGCAGTCGATCCTCGCAAGCTCCTCGACGCTGTCCAAAACCGACGCAGACAGCCTATGGGCGGGGAACGTCACGACGGTAGATCCAGACCTCGAAGTGATCGCCAAACGGCAGCTGGAGGCTACGCGTCCGCCTGCCATCGTATGGCGGGTGAGGGCGAACGGCACGCAGACGAGCCGGCCTGTATTCCCTCTGCGCTCAAACGGCACCCGCAACACCACCGCGATCAACGGCGAGCGTGTAGCGGTCGGGGCTCAGTGCTCGTGCGCGAAACTGGCGATCCCGGAGGCCGTCGATGGAGCGGCTCAGCAAAACATCTACTGCACGGTGGAGGGTCGGCAGAACGCCGCCAAAGTCACCACCCGTCTCGCCGCGAACCGACTCGCCTGGTGTGAGCGTCAATGACCCGAGGAAGTGCGCAACGCCCCAGTGCTATCGGCCGCGCGTCACGCGCTACTGCCGCCACTGCCAGGCCGCACGAGCTCGCAAGCAGTTCAGTCCCATGTGGATCGAGACGAGCTGGGGGCCGGTTGAATTGCGGTGCCGACCCAAGGAGTTGCCATGAAGCTGCGTGACCTGCTGAAGCCGAAGAAGCCCGGGAAGAAGTGCTGATGAGCGCCAATCGCCTCTTCCTCGTCTGCTCGCATCACCAGAATCCCGAGGACGCACTTTGCCTGGCTGAGCGTGCTGGCAACGATGCCCAGTACACAGCTGCGAGCATGAAGCACGCGGACGACTGGTTCGCAAAGCATCAGGGATGCGGACGAGGCTGCGACCATTTCCAATTGGCGCATGCCCGTCCTCAGGACTGGGACGCACCGAAGCCAGCCGAGTCCACACCTGCAGGCGCCGTTCGTCTTGCGCTTGTGAGCGGGAGTCACTGATGACCGATATCGTGAACGGCCAGCTTCGCATGATGGGCGACCGGATCCTGCTCAAGCCCCTGGAATGGGACGCCTCAAAGATCATCATCGCCATCCGTCACGGACGAGCCGTGAGAGGCGAAGTGGTAGCGGTTGGCCCTGGCTGCCACCCGAAGAAGTACAAGGCCGGCCCCAAGGGCCCGCGCAGCCTCATGGACTACTCCAAGCGTTTCCAGCCGACAGAACTCAAGCCCGGCGATATCGTGGAACTGGGTGGCCTCAACATCTTCGACGGCAAGGGCTACATGTTCCCCGAGGTCATGGTGGGCACCGAGCGTCACATCATCGTGCAGGAAGCCGATGTCGCGATTGTGCGGGATGACCTGAGGGCTGCGTGAATGGCTGCACGAGACCGCACATGGACCCCCGAAGTAGTCCGCCGAAAGATCCGCACCAGTATGCTGATCAATCGCTTGCAGAATCACGTGGCTGGGAAGCTGGAGATGAGCAAAACCCAGATTCAGGCCGCCGGCATCCTGTTGCGCAAGACATTGCCCGACATGGTGGCTCAGACCGTAGAGCAGCGACCGCTCGAGGCGATGCGCGATGACGAGCTCCTCGCGACCCTTCAGTCAATCCGAAGCTATCTCGCTGCTCAAGGCGCTGGAGAGGGAAGTAGCGGTTCGTCGGAGCTACCGACGGTTAACTGAGTACCGCCCTTACTCGAAGCAGGCGGAGTTTCATGCGGCTGGCGCGACGTTTCGCGAGCGACTGCTGATGGCGGGCAACCAGCTCGGTAAGACGCTGGGAGCTGGTTACGAAGTGGCAATGCACCTCACGGGCGAGTACCCGGAGTGGTGGGTAGGTCGAAGGTGGGACAGGCCGGTAACAGGCTGGGCAGCAGGGGTAACTGGTGAGAGCACTCGAGACAACCCGCAGCGAATCCTCCTCGGAAGACCAGGAGCTTGGGGTACGGGTGCAATACCTAAGGCCGCTATCGTGGACACCAGCTCAAGCCGCGGGCTTGCTGACGCCGTGGATACCATTCGTGTACGTCACACGAGCGGAGATGTCAGCACAATACAGTTCAAGGCCTACGAGAAAGGCCGCGAGAAGTGGCAGGGCGAAACGCTCGACTTCGTCTGGTTTGACGAAGAGCCGCCCGAAGACATCTACACCGAAGGCTTGACGCGCACCAATGCGACAGGCGGCATCACCTTCATCACCTTCACGCCGCTCCTCGGTATCACGGGCGTGGTCAAGCGCTTCTATCCCAGCCACAGCGCGATGCCTGGCACACACGTCACCCAGATGACGATTGAAGATGCCGCCCACTACAGCCCAGAGCAGCGCGCCGCAATCATCGCAAGCTATCCAGCCTACGAGCGGGACGCGCGCATCAAGGGCATTCCACAGCTGGGAAGCGGTCGTGTGTTCCCGATAGACGAGGACGAGATCCGCTGCGAGGCCTTCGCCATCCCTCCGCACTGGGTGCAGATCGGTGGCCTGGACTTCGGCTGGGATCACCCGAGTGCGGGTGTGAAGCTTGCCTGGGACCGTGATAGCGACACGCTCTATGTGATCGCCGCCCATCGCCAGCGGGAGCAAACCCCTGCGATGTTTGCCGCGGCCCTGAAGCCCTGGGGCGCGTGGCTGCCGTGGGCATGGCCCCATGACGGTCTCCAGCACGACAAGGGCTCGGGTGAGCAGCTCGCCGCGCAATACAAGCAGCAGGGGCTTGGCATGCTGCCGACTCGAGCAACCTTTGAGGACGGCACGAACGGCGTCGAGGCGGGCGTCGCCGAGATGTTCGACCGCATGCAGACCGGTCGGTTGAAGGTCTTCGCGCACCTCAACGACTGGTTCGAGGAGTTCCGGCTGTATCACCGCAAGGACGGGCTGATCGTGAAGGAAGGCGACGACCTTCTGTCAGCCACGCGCTACGCGATGATGATGAAGCGCTTCGCGATCGTGCAGAACAAGCCCGCTCCGAAGCTATCGAGACCGATGGGAGTGCGTCCGACGGGCTGGATGGGTTGACTTTCCGTTGCACCTTGAATTGCCGAGGTTTAGAGTACGACGCGCTGATATCCCGTGGCGAGTGGGTCAACTCGCAGGTTCGACAACTTCCAGTTGGAACTTGCCCTTCGGGGCCACGGTGAGCCATGCACTTCGCTGCGCCTGACGACACGACCGATCTCGCACAATCGTTGCGGGATGCCGAATCTCAGGCCCCCAAGGCCATCAAGCCGCTGCTGATCCAGGCCGCGCAGTTCATCGAGCACATCAAGCGTGTAGCCCCTGAGCTCGCGCAGTCGCTCGACACTGCTGCAGCCCTTCGCTGCGGGCAGATGGACAGCCAGTCCCGGGCCGACGATGTCGCCAATCAGGTGCGACTCACGCTCATGAGCACAGCCGCGAGGTTGCGCGAGCTGTCGTGACCGACCGCGACGACAAGCCGGCCGAGACTGACGAGGAGATATTCCGCGAGGCTTGCGCGCGCCTGAAGCTCTGCGAGGATGCTGAAGGCCAGAATCGCGTCGAGGGGCTCATTGCCCTCAACTTCCGCGATGGCAACCAGTGGGACGAGGAGATCGCAAAGTCCCGCACGGTCGAGCAGCGCCCCGCGCTCACGATCAACCACACGAACACCTTCTGCCGGCGCGTCGAGAACCAGCTTCGCCAGCAGCGCCCGCGCATCAAGTGCCACCCGGTCGGAGATGGCGCTGATGTCGACACTGCTGCAACTGTCAATGGCCTGATCCGCCACATCGAGACCCTGAGCAACGCTTCTGTGGCCTACGACACGGGCGTGATCAGCGCCGTGAACATCGGCTGGGGTTACTGGCGCATCGTCGGTGACTACATCGATGAGAAGAGCTTTGAGCAGGAGCTGAAGATCCTGCCGATCCGCAACACCTTCACGGTGTACATGGATCCGGGCGCCGTCATGCCGGCCGGTGAGGACCAGAAGTGGTGCCTCATCAGCGAGGACATGACGCGCGAGGAGTACAAGCGCCGCTATCCCGACCAGCCCAACACCGAATGGCAGGCGGATGCACCGGGCGACATGAGCCTGATGTGGGAGAGCAAGACCCATATCCGTCTCGCCGAGTACTTCCGCATTCTCGAGGTGGCTGACGAGCTGTATCGCATGAGCGATGGCTCAGTGAAGCTCAAATCGGAGCTTGCCTCGAAGCCGATCCTGAACGCGGTGGGGCTCACCATCGTGGCCAAGCGCAAGACCACGCGTTGCGAGGTGCAGTGGTTTCGGCTCAACGGCAAGCAGGTCGTTGACCGCAAGGTTCTGCCAGGCCGCCACATCCCGGTGATTCGCTGTGAGGGCAACGTCCTCGACGTGAACGGCATGGTGAAGCGCAAGGGCATGGTCAAGGACCTGATGGATCCCGCGCGCATGTTCAATTACTGGCGAACCGCGCAGACGGAACGCTACGCGCTGACTCCCAAGGCGCCATGGGTTGCCTACGAGGAGACGATCGAGGGCCACCCCGAGTGGACTGACGCGAACCAGCGCAGCTACTCGGTCCTGTCCGCGAAAGCGATCCAGGGGCCGAGCGGTGAACTCCTGCCGCTTCCCCAGCGCACCCAGCCCGCCCAGGTAGAAGCCGGCATGTCAGAGGCCGCGCAGGGCGCCGAGCACGACCTGATGGGCATCGCCGGAATGCCTCAGGAAAACCCTGAGATGCAGGGCCGGATCGTGTCGGGCAATAAATACCTGCAGCGCCGGCAGGGCATGGCCGACCTGACCCACTTTCAGTACTACGACAACCAGATGCTCGCCATCATGTGGACCGGCATCATCCTGCTCGAGCTGATCCCGTACTACTACGACACCGAGCGGATGCAGCGAATCATCGGGGACGACGGCGTGCCCACGATGACAGGCATCAACCAGCGTGCCGAAGAACAGGACGAGGCCGGTCAATCCATCTGGCGCGTGAAGAACGACCTGACCGTGGGTCGCTACGACGTTGTGATGGACACGGGCCCTGGCTACCAGACCAAGCGCGAAGAGTCAGCCGAATCGATGCTAGAGCTGCTCAACACCCCGTTGGGCGAAGTGATCGTGAAGACGCGCCCGGATCTCATCGTCCGAAACATGGACTTCGCTGGCGCGGATGAGCTGGCCGATTCGATCGCGCCGACCACGCCTGAAGGCATGGAAGAGGCCATGAAGGCACTGCCCAAGCAGGCGCAGGCCATCGTCCAGACGCTGCAGGGCCAGTTGCAGCAGACCCAGCAGGCGCTCCAGCAGGCGCAACTCGAGATCAAGTACCACGGGGATATCGAGCGCCTGAAGGACGAGGGCCAGACCCGTCGCACGCTCATCACCACCACGGGCAAGGCGCACGACACCGAGACCAAGGCGCACACCGACGACCTCAACAGCCAGCGCGATTACGCCGGCTGGCAGAGCGAAGTGGACAAGAACGTGCGCGCGAAGGTCGCTGTCGCGCACATCCAGGGCGACACCTCACGGGATGTCGCAGAGATCAAGGTGGGGGGCGAACTGCTCAACACCCATGTGGAGGCGGCCCACGAAGCGAAAGCCGCAGACAAGGCCATCAAGGCCGGCCAGACCGATCGGAAAACCAACGGCGCGTAATGCGCAGGATGATGTATGCAAGTCGTGACCTCTGAGAACTTCCAGCAGCTCGTTGAGACCGGCACGGTGCCGGAGTTCAAGCCGCCCGCGGAAGCGATTGCCAAGGCCGCTGATGCCGCAGTCGTGGCCGAGCCTGCCAAGGGTGAGCAGCCGCGCGGCGAGGACGGCAAGTTCGTTGCGAAGGACGCAGAGGTCAAAGCTGACAAGGTTGATGAGGCAGCGAAAGCTGCAGTGGATGACGATGAGGATGATGCGGACCTTCCCGAGCGAGTGCGCAAGCAGATCGGAAAGAAACACCGAGCGATGAAAGAGGCCGAGGAGTTCGCCCGTACGACGTACAGCGATCTCACGGCAGAGCGACAGCGGGCAGATGCCCTGCAGCGCGAAATCGAAGCGCTGAAGGGTACGAAGTCACAGGCCCAACCCGAGAAGGACTCGAAAGAGCCCAACCCGGACGACTTCAAAACGGTCGGCGAATACGCCGAAGCACTGGCCGAGTACAAGGTCGAGAAGAAGTTCGCAGAGCGCGAGGCGAGAGCCGAGCAGCAGCGGCGTGAGCAGGCTGCACAGCAGGCTCAGGCGGAGCTCAACGAGGCCATCACGAAGGTGGCGAAAGAGTTCCCCGACTACGCCGAAGTTGTAGGCGACTGCGACATCGACATGCCCCCGCACATCACGGTCTACCTTGCCACGAATGGCGAGGCCGGGGTGCGCCTGGGCTATCACTTTGCAAAGCCAGAGAACCGCGCGGAATACGACCGTATCGCAAAACTGTCGCCGATTCGGGCCATCGCCGAGCTCGGCAAACTGGAAGACCGGCTGGCGAAGCCGAAGGCAAAAGATCCGAAGCCCGAAGAGGGCACTGCCGCCGATCGCACGGTCTCCCGCGCTCCCTCACCGATCACGCCCCTGAACGCCTCGGCGACCGCGGTCACGAAAGACCCGTCGAAGATGAGCGTGCAGGAGCTGCGCGAATACGAGCGACAGCAAAGGGTCGCTCGCGCCGCGCGCCGGTGAGGTCAACCCCTCATCTGGAGCTACTGCCTTGAGTAACAATCTGCTGAATACGAGCTACATCGTCAACACGGGGTTGCTCGTCCTCGACAACATGCTGGTTTTCGCCGATGGCGTGGAGAAGAAATACTCCGACGAGTTCGCCATCAAGGAAGCCAAGATCGGTGCGACGGTCAACATCCGTCGTCCGCCCCGCTACCTCGGTACGTTCGGCGCGCCGCTGAACGTCGAGGACACGAACGAGACCTTCCTGCCGGTCTCGCTCAACAACCAGTTCCACGTCGATGTGCAGTTCACGACCGCGGACCTTCTGCTGTCGATGGACCTGTTCAAGACGCGCGTGCTGAATCCGATGATTCAGACGGTTGCGAACCGCATCGACTCGGACGGCCTTTTCGCAGCGTTGCAGCTGACTGCGCAGAGCGTGGGAACCCCGGCGGTTGCGCCGGCCTCGTTCCTCACCTTCGCGCAGGCGAATGCCATCCTGGACATGGAGGCATGCCCGGCTGACGACAGCCGTCGCTGCGTGCTGGATCCGCTGTCGGCCGCGGCTGCGGTGGACGGCATCAAGGGCCTGTTCAATCCGCAGGCGCAGCTCGGCGACTACGTGCGGCGCGGCTTCATCGCGAAGAACTTCGCGGGCCTCGACTGGTATCGCGATCAGAACGTGGTGGCGTTCACCACCGGCGCGCAGGGCGGTACGCCGCTGCTCACCGCGAACACGGGCGGTGCGTTCCTCACGACCGGCTGGGCGAACAACGGCTTCATCCAGACGAACGGCTGGACCAACAGCACGGGCGTGGTGAAGGTCGGCGACATCATCCAGATCGCGGGCGTGTTCCCGGCCAATCCGCAGAGCCGCACCCAGTACGGCAACTCGCTCAAGCAGTTCGTCGTGCTGCCTCCCGGCGGCTACGTGCCGAATCCGATCGGCGCGGCGACCCCTGGCCCGTCGTTCGCGGCGGCGACGCTCACGAGCGGCACGTTCAACGCTGCGACGGGCGTGTACACCTCGAGCGGCGCGGGCGCGCTCTCGATCCTGATCGGTGAGTGCTGCATCACCGGTGGCCAGTTCCAGAACGCGGTGACGACGTCGGCCTTTACGGCGACCTCGGCCATCACGGTCAACGGTGCTGCCGCGGGCGTGAACGCGAACAAGGTGACCCCGCAGGGCATCGTCTATCACAAGACGGCGTTCGCCCTTGCGTCGGCGGATCTTCCGCTGCCCCGAGGTGTGGAGTCTGCCGCGCGCGCCAACGATGCGGACATCGGTATGTCGATGCGCATGGTCACGGCCTACACCATCAACAACGACGCGATGCCCACCCGCTGTGACGTTCTGTACGGCTGGGCTGGCCTCTATCGCAACATGGCCGTCCGCGTGGCCGGTTAAGGAGCACACACACATGCCTTCAGTGAATCCGGGTCCTGCCACGATCACCACGGTCAACACGCAGAGCCCTTACAGCCCAGAAGTCACCATCCAGACGATCGCGGTGAATCTCACCCCGGTCTCTGTGGCGACGATCACCACGGCCGAGCAGTCCTTCGGGCTGAACGGCGTCACGCAGGTCACTGCCGCCACCGGCATCAAGGCGGGCGACGTCATCATCGGCGTCAACCCTCCCGGCATGACGACGGGTGTCGTGGTTGCCAATGCGCGCGTCGATCCCGCGGTAGACGACAAGTTCTACCTCGAGTTCGTGAATCCCACGGCCGGTGGTGTAGTGCCCCTCACGGGGCTCTACCTGCTGACGGTTGCGCGCTTCAACCAGAGCACGCGTCCGCCGGGTAGCACGACCTACGCGTTCGCGCCGACCAGCGTGGTGTAACGCCACTCATTGCCCCGGTTGTGAGCCGGGGCATCCTTTCAGGAGTTTCTCCATGCCCGGTCCAGCCAATATTTCCTTTGGGAACGTCTCAGGGTCCTTCATCCTGCAGGTCGCCAACACCGTCACGACCAACGTCGGTGCGAACACCTCCGTCGAGCGCACGATCACGGTCCCAGGCCTTCGTGCGGGTATCGATGTCGTCACGGGCGTATCGAAGCCGTCCGCCCAGGCAGGCCTTGCCATCGTCGCGGCGCGCGTCAGTGCAAACGACACTCTCGCGCTGACGTACATGAACGCCTCGGGTGGTGCGATTGGCCCCGCAGCCGAGACGTATCTGATCCAGGTGGATCGTGCCGGCTACGACAGCCAGGCATCGATCCCTACCGCGATCGCGTGATGCCATGGCTGCAGGTATCCGCAAGCTCACCACGGCGAACACCACCAACCTGACGAAGGTCAAGGAAGGTCAGGCGACGCTCAAGGGGATTGCCGCGCTCAACACCACGGCGGCGGCAATCTTCCTCAAGTTCTACTGGTTCATCCCCGCGCAGGCCGCCGCTGCAGCACCAACCGTCGGCACTACCGTGCCCGATATCACGATCGAGTTGCCGGCTCTCGGCACGACCACAGGCAACGTTCTGCAGTCATGGCCTGACGGCGTGAGCAAGGCGGGCGAGCTCTACTTCGCGGTGACCAACCTTGCGGCCGACAGTGACAACACAGCCGTCGCTGCGGGCTCCGGCATCATCAGCGTGTTCTACGAGTAATGGCTGTCACCGCCAATGACCTGATCCTGGGCGCGCTCAAGCGCATCAACGCCTATGCGCCAGGGGAAACGTTGGCGAACGACGATGCCATCGATGCGCTCGACACGCTGAACGAGCTGCTCGACTCGTGGAGCACGGATCAGTCGAGCGTGCCGGCTTCCACCGAAACGCTACTCACCTTCGTTCCGGGGCAGTATCAATACACGGTTGGCAATTACGCGGCCGGTTCATTCCCCGGCATCGTGACGAACCTGTCAGCAACAATCACGGGCGCAACAGTGCCCGCGGACATGATCGCTCGAGCGGACCTGACTGGGACCGGCATTCCCGCCGGCACCACGGTGCTTTCGACCAATCCGGGCGCCGGAACGATCACCATGAGCGCGCCGGCCAATCTGTCACCCGGCCTGCAGCAGATCGCCTACACGATTCCCGGCGATTTCAAGATGCCTCGCCCGCTGCGGGTCACGGACTCCTTCACGCGCATCACAACGGCCGGAACGAGCGGGCTCGACTATCCCATTCAATCGGTCGATCAGAAGCAATACAACGCGATCGGCTACAAGGGCATCAGCGCGCCGTGGCCAATTGCCATGTGGTACAACCCGACGTATCCGCTCGGGAACCTGTATTTCTATCAGAACCCGTCCGGTGCAGGTCAGTTGCACCTGTTCTCGGACAACATCCTCACGAACTTCGCTACCCTGACGCAGCAGGCATCTGTGCCGCAGGGTTACGTGCGCTGGATCAAGTGGGCGCTCGCGAAGGAACTCGCGCCCGAATACGGCAAGGCGTGGACGCAGACCATGGAGGCCAACTGGAAGACGGCGCAAACGCACGTCAAGTCGCTCAACGCCGTCCCGGCCCCGGTCAGTAACTACGACGGCATTCTCGTGGGCCCGCGCTATGACGCCGGCTGGATCCTCAACGGAGGGTTCCGGTGAGCTACGAGGGCGGCGACATCGGGTTTGTCGGCCAGGCGTACGACGCGCCAGACCCATATCAGGATTCGCAGAAGGCGATCAACTGGTTCGTTGAGGTGTCACAGGACGACAAGAGCAAGACGCCCACCGGGCTGCTCGGCGCGCCGGGCCTCAACGTCACGTTCGACTTCAGCATCACCACAAGCGGCATCGCCATTCCGAACACGGGTGGAGTGCGCGGCTGCTGGGTCCTGCCGGGAGGCGTCGATGCGCTCTGGGTCGTGGGCACGACCGTAATCCTTACGCGCATGACGGTGCCGGCGACGCAGACGAGCATCGCGCAGTTCGCGAAGTTCTTCATCGGCAACCTGCTGACCAACAGCGGCCCGGTGAGCATCACCGACAATGGCTTCGCAAGCGGCACACCGACCGCCTGCATCGTGGATGGCCCTTACGGATACTATTACAACATCAATACGTCGGTGCTCACGCAGATCACGGACCCGGGCTTCCTCGGCTCCGATCGGGTGGACTTCATCGACGGCTGGTTCCTGTTCACGCAGCCCGGCACGCAGAAGCTCTACACCACCGGCCCGACGCCGTACGCGCTGACATTCCCCGGCGCCTTCTTCGCGCAGAAGGATTCGAGCAGCGACAACATCGTCACGCACAAGGCGAACAATCGCGAGTGGTGGATCATCGGAGAGCGCACGTCCGAGGTCTGGTACGACGCGGGCGGCGCGAACTTCGCATTCAGTCGCATCCCGGGTGTCGCTCCGCAGATCGGCTGTTCGGCGAAGCATTCCATCGCGCGCCTAGGCTCCTCTCTCGTGTGGCTTGGCTCGAGCGAACGCGGCCAGAACGTCGTCATCCAGACGGATCAGTACAGCTACAAGGACATCAGCACTCGCGCAATCGAGCATCAGATTTCGCAATACCCGCTCGTGTCAGATGCGGTCGGCTACACCTACGAGGAAGAAGGGCACCTGTTCTATGTGCTCACGTTCCCAACGGCCGACAAGACGTGGGTATACGACGTGTCCTCGAACATGTGGCACGAGCGGGCTTCCTACGATCCTGCAACCGGGGTTTTCCACCGGCACAAGTCGAGCTGCTTCTGCAATTACCAGAACATTAGGATGGTGGGGGACTTCCAGCAGCAGCTCGGGTATCAGATGAGCCGCGCGTTCTATTCGGATGGCGGACTCACGGCCGATGCAGCAACGCCGCTGATTGCGCTGCGCCGCTGTCCGCACCTGTGGAGCAAGGAAAACCGCGAGCGCGTTTTCCATTCCTCGCTGCAGGTCGAGTTCGCGCCCGGGGTGGGCCTTCAGACAGGCCAGGGCGTGAACCCGCAAGCGATGATGCGTTTCTCGGACGATGGCGGAACGACCTACGGCACGATCCGCACGACCACCATCGGCGCCGCCGGCCGGTACAAGAACCGCGCCATGTGGCGCAGGCTCGGCCACGCGCGCGATCGGGTGTACGAGGTGAGTGTCAGCGATCCGGTGAAGCGTGACGTCGTCGGCGCGACGCTCTACGCCGAAGCCACCGAGCAGGCCGCCTGATGGGCCAGCAATTCAATACGCTGCCGAACTTCAACGTGCCGCTCGAGATCAAGGGCATCACATCGAAGGACTGGTTCCTCTACTGGGCGAACCTCTTTAGCGGTCTGCCGCCCGGCAACGAAACCGCCCTCACGATCGGGGCCTCCCCCTATACCTACGTAGCTGGCGTAAAGGGCTCGCTGATCGTGAGCGGCGGAACTGTCTCGGCGCTCGCGTTCTCGCGAGATGGCGCGACGTTCTATAGCACCGGACAGACGTCCGGGATGTTCCCGCTCAACGCGCGCGACTCCTTGCGCATCACCTACACCGTGCTTCCCACCGTGGTCTTTGTCCCATCATGAACGAACTCGCCAGTTGGGATGCGAACGGTGCGCCCGTAGAGATGACGCACGCGGAGTCAATCAACGTCATCGCGCACGAGCTCGCAGGCATGCCTCAGAAGCCTGCGCCTGTCACGCATCGGTTTGCACCGGGGGTGTACCTGCGTGAGATCTTCATGGAGGCCGAATCCATCGTGATCGGCCGCGTTCACAAGACGCGGCACTTCAACGTTCTGCTGACAGGCGCTTGCCTGATCGTGCATGCGGATGGCAGTCGCGAGGAGCTGCGTGCGCCGATGACCTTCGTGTCAGAGGCGGGCGTGCAGAAAGTGCTCTACATCCTCGAAGACATGCAGTGGCAGACGATTCACCCGACGGATGAAACCGATATGGAGAAGCTCGACGCCATACTCGTTGAGCCGGTGCCCGCCAACATTCTCGAGCAGCGCGAGCGTGCGCTTCTCGCCTTCTCACAGGTGCAATCATGACGTGGGCCTTAGTCGTTGTCGGCGGCGCATCGGTGCTTGGCGCTGGAGCTTCCTACCTCGGCAGCAAGAAGCAGGCGGATGCCTCGAAGGCTGCCGCAGGCATCAACATGGAGCAGTACGCGCGCACGCGTGCTGATCTCTTGCCGTACACACAGGCCGGCTACGGGGCTACCAGCAAGCTCAACACGCTGCTCGGAATCAACCCGAATCCGAATGCACCGCGGATCTCGACGCCGCTCCTGATGCCTCCTGCGAACCCTGGCTATGCACCAACGCCAGAAGGCGGAGTGCACCCCATCATGCAGATTGGCGCCGCAGACCCAACCCAGCACTCGTGGAACGTGCCCGAGGCCGGCATGGGCAATCTGCCGCTCAATCGAATCTTGATGATCCGGGCGCAGAACGGTGACCGGCAGGCGCAGGCGATGCTCCAGAGGATGCAACCGTAATGGGCCTGCTCAAGAAGCTGATCAGTCCCAAGAACATGGTGCATTCCATGGTCGATCCCGTGGGCGCGACTGTGGGAACCGCTGTCACAGGGAACACCGGGCTGTCGTCCTACTACGACCCGGTTGGTCTCATGAAGAAGTCCGGAGGGTCTCCGTCCGATCCCACGGCACCGACTGACCCGTCAACCGATGCCGGCGCCTATGGCGACCCGAGCGACCCAGGCTACGGCTCATTCACTAAGCCATTCGACGCTGAGGAGTTCTACAAGTACGAGGACCCTGGCTACTGGTTCCGTCTGCAGCAGGGTCAGCAAGCCCTGCAGAACAGTGCGGCCGCTGGCAGTGGTGCACTCAGTGGCGCAGCCCTGAAAGACCTGCTCGGCTACAACCAGGACATGGCAAGCACCGAATATGGTAACGCCTTCAATCGCTACCAGACGACGCAAGGGAACATCTTCCAGCGCCTGATGGGTATCGCGCAGCTTGGCCAGAGTTCGGCCGCGCAGACGGGCTCGATCGGCGCCACGCTTGCTGGCAATGCCGGCGCGAGCACGGCGAATGCAGGCACTGCGTCGGGCTCTGGAATCGTTGGCGGAGCGAATGCTCTCACGAACGGCGCCACGAACGCATGGCTGTGGAGCCAGTTCAATAACCAGAAGCCCGCGGTATCGCCCGGCACGGGCGGTGTCTGATGGCCGGCGAGTTCACAGGCGTCGGACTCGGTGTGCAGTCGCCCGACATGCTCACGAAGCTGTCGAGCCTGCTCACGGTCAAATCGCAGCAGCAGGCACTCGCAGGTCAGGCCGCTGAGGTTGCGGGCGCCCAGCAGAGCCAGCGCCAGCGCGCTGCACTCGCCAAGTATGACTTCGGCAAGCACATCGGCAATGACGGCACGGTTGATCTCAACAGCCTCACCAGCGATCCGGCCCTGCGCGCCGCGGCCGGGGACCAGTTCCTCGATGTCATCTCGCACGCCGCCACCGCCAAGGAACAGCAACTCGCCGCGAAGCAGAAGCTGGTAGGCCTGAAGTCCGATCAGCGCAACGCACTGTCCGACATGCTCGGCCCACTGCTCTCAGATAAAGACGTGGTCGACGGCAATGACAAGGGCAAGCAGAAGGTCAACGATGCCTTCATCCAGTACGGAAAGCTCTACGGCGACGATGTGCTGCCGGTGATCTCGGCCTATGCACCGGGAGTGCAGAAGGCTCCAGCCCATGCTCTCGCCCCTGGGTTGCGCGCGATCCAGATGCAAGCGCAGAGCGCAAGCCAGCAGGTGGCGACTCAACAGCGCAGCGACGTCAACACGGGCGCAGTGCTGAAGAATGTGAATCCGCTCGCCGCGGCGGACAACACGGAAGATATCCCGCTCAGCGTGGGGCCTGGCATCTTCACGGATGCCAACGGCCGGCAGTTCACCCTGGATCCGCGCACGAATCGGATGACACCAGTGGGTGCTGGCCCAGTTGGGCCCGGCGCGGCACCCAACGCACCGGGACCGAAGTTCACGCAACCTGTCCCTGGACAGGTGGACATCCAGAAGGATGTGGAGACCACACGCAAGGCCGATGCCGACTACGGCTCCAACCGGCATGTCAACGACACGATCCTGAAACTGTCCGAGGACACGGCAACGGGTCCAGGAACCGCGGCGTGGCACAAGGCGCTGGGTCGCGTGACCGGCCTTGCCGGCGGCAACCAGGTTGCCGACTACCAGACCATCAGCGCGATGCTCGATCGACAGGCCGCGATGAGCGCGAAGCAGATGGGCCTGCCGGATACGAACGCAGGACTTCAGACAGCGGCCGGGCTCTCAGGCACCACCGACTATGCCCCGGAGGCCTTGCAGACCAAGGTGAAGCTCACCGACGCGCTGGTGGAGGGTTCTCACCAGTATCGTCAGGGGCTCGACAAAGTCGTTGGCACCGGCCCGAATCAGGACCTCACGCGCTACAACGATTTCCGTGCGCAGTGGGCCGACAACTTCGATCCGAACGTATTCCGGGCCGAGAACGCGATCCGCCGCGGTGACAAGAAGGAGCTGGCGGCAATCAAGGATGAGGTCGGGTCCCGCGGAATGGCCGAGCTCAAACAAAAGAGCGACAACCTCAGGAAGCTTGCGTCCGGGCAGTTGCTGCAATGAGCGACGATCTGCGCGGAGACTTCTTTGCCTCAGGGGCAGGCAAGAGCGCGAAGAAAGCGCCGACGCGGGATGACTTCTTCGCGGGCGACCTTGACGTCGATTCACTGCCCGACAAAGAAGAAGTGCGCAATCCCTCGCTGGCGATGGCGCCTGTCGGAGGCGCCGAGATGCTGCTGCGGACGGCATCCGGAATCGTGGCGGCGGCGCCTGCTGGCCTTGCATATGGCGGGGCTGCGATCGGTAAGGCGCTCGGCATGGATGTAGATCCCCGCAAGGTTCAGTCCGATGTCCAGGAATACCTGACATACGATCCGGTCAGCGACAGCGGAAAGGCCGGGGATGAGCTGCTTGCCCGCAGCGCCGGAAAAGTACTCACACCCGTTGTCAGCAAGCTCGATGAAGGTGCGACGGCCGTCGGAAAGGTGAGCCCGGTAGCGGAAACCTTTCTACGTGAGGTTCCGGCTGCATCCACTGCCGCCGCAGGTGTCATGGGGCTGTCGCCGCTCGCCGCACCAGCCGCCGAAGCGTTACGAGCCGCGCCTTCTGCTGTTGCAAGCGGAGCTCGGAACGTTGCTGCTGGCGTCGGTGCCGCCGGCCGGAAGCTTGCCGCAGCTACCGATTCCGTATCTGACGCCGCGGTGCGCGCAACTGGTGGCACGGTGCGGCCACCTGCGCTCGCAGAGCCGCCACCAAATCCGTTCGCGCAGCAATCCATGGGCGCAGCAGCCGCTGTTCCCAAGCTGAGCCAGGTATCGCCTCAGCTCCGTCAGGCGCTGCGTGAGGCTGCCCAGAAAACGGGTGGGGCGGTCGAGCCGGAAGTCTTCTCACGCCATCTCGAAGCAGATTCGTTGCCGATCCGCATGCAACTGACGGAAGGCCAGGCCACGCGTGACCCAGATCTCTTCAGCAAGGAGATGAACGAGCGCGGGAAGCATCCAGAGCTTGCCGCGCGCTTCAACGAACAGAAGCAGCAACTCGTAGACAACCTCGATGAGATGCGACGCGAAGCTGCGCCGAGTGTCGTTGGTAACGATCACGTGCAGAACGGCCAGCAACTCATCGATGAAATCAAAACGAAGGACGGCGCTGAGAGAGCGGACATCGGCGCGGCCTACGACGAAGCAAAGGCGCTGAACGGCGGCGACCTGCCGATGGATGGGCAGGGATTTGCTGCCTCGGCAGACGCCGCTCTCAAAGAGAACATGAAGGCGCGCTACCTGCCTTCCGACGTGGCCGGTGATCTTGCCGAGATCCGCGAAAGCGGTTCAATGAACTTCACGCAGTTCGAGAACATGCGAACCACCCTCGCGGCAGCTGCCCGGAAGGCCGAAGCCGCCCGCGACGGCAATGCGGCTCGGGCGATCGCCCTTGTGCGGGATGCACTGGAGAGCACTGAGCCTATCGGACTTGCGAAGGACGTAAAGGCAAAGTTCGATATCGCGCGCGCCAAGGCGAAGACCCGCTTCGATCGACTGCGTGACAACCCCGCGATTCGCGCAGCAGTAGAGGACGATGTCCCTGTCGGTGAAGCATCACCCCTCGCGGACACATTCGCTGAGAAGTACATCATCAAGGGCTCGAAGGCGCATCTTGAGCGTCTGCAGGAAAACCTGAAGGACAGCGATACCGCCAGAGAGGTGATGGCTGCGGCCGGTCTCAACTATCTCAAGTCGAAGTCTGGCATCGACATGTTCACGAATCGCGGCGAGTTCTCGCAGGCTGGATACAACCGGGCCTTGGCGCAATTGCGGCCCAAACTCGACACGCTGGTGGGGGCGGACCGCGCAGAGCAAGCCGAAGCGCTTGGCAACGTCGCGCGCAACATCATGCAGCCCCCCTCAGGGGCTCATGTGAACTACAGCAACTCCACGGTGGCCGCGCTCAAGGAGGGGGCAAAGACAGCCATCGAAGGCGCTGTGAACGTGAAGTCCGGCGGCATTCCTGTGGGCACCTGGACCCGCGCAGCGTTGGGCAACCGAGCAGAAAAGCGAGCCGTGCGCGAATCGCTCAAGCCTGGGGCCGGCCTCGGCCGAATCAGGAAGCCGGGCGACGAGGTGCCGCCGTGACGCCGTACTTCTTCCGCAGATACCACGCGGTAAGCCATGCACAGGGATACAGCAGAAATGCGTACATGAAGGCCTCCTTGAGTGCGATCAGGGTACTCCTGGGCAGCACTGTGAGTGCAACTGGATGGGCTGAATAATGCCCACTGTCACACTATCGCCGGTCTTCAAGCAGAAGTTCTTTGACAACGCCGGCATTCCGTTAAATGGCGGGAAGCTGTTCTCTTACCTCGCCGGCACCTCAACCAAGACCGCAACCTACTCAGATGCGGCTGGCGTTTCTCTGAACACGAATCCGATCATCCTGAATTTCCGGGGTGAGGCAGACGTCTACATCGAACCGAACAAGGGCTATAAGTTCGTGCTCGCGCCTTCGACGGATACGGATCCGCCAACCAATCCCATCTGGTCGCTGGACAACGTCCGGAGTTCGCAGCTCATCACCCTGTATGGCGGTGTCGATTCTGGCGTCATTAACGCCTATGTGCTGACGTTCACCGCGAACTTCACTGCCTATACCGACGGCATCGTCATCTACTGGATTCCGTCCACCACGAACGGTGGCGCCAGCACGATCAACGTCAACGGCCTGGGGCCTGTCGCGATCGTCAATCAGGACCTGACGGCGCTTCGATCGAGCCAGCTTGTGGCCGGGCAGGTTGCAACGATCATGTACAAGAGCGGGCAGTTTCTGCTTGTCTCCTCCGGCATCGCGCCTAGCGTGATCACTGGCTCATTCGTGCCAACGTGGCTCGGGTTTTCAGTCGTGCCTACGGGTGCGATCTTCTATCAGAAGATCGGCAGTCTCGTTATCGCCCAGTGTGATGCTGCGGGCATGACGGGCACATCGAGCGCCACTTCGATGTCGCTCACCAACCTGCCGACAGTCCTGCGGCCACAGACGGATGCAAACCCGCGCGGCCTGTGCATCGTGACGGATAGCGGAGCTTCCGCAGTGGGCGCCTTCAGTTTCGACGCCACTCCCGGAAAGATCCTCTTCTATAAGGGCACAGCACCACCGAATTCTGCGGGCTTCACGGCCGCGGGATCGAAGGGTCTTTCGCCCTATCAGACACTGATGTGGAGCACGCTGTGAACCTCTCACCGCTCCCCATCCAGAAGTTCTTCGACAATGCGGGCCGGCCGCTCAACGGGGGCTTGCTATTCACCTATGTCGCCGGAACAACCACGAAGCTGGCCACGTATCAGAATCAGGCTGGTACGCCGAACACGAATCCCATCGTGCTCGACTTTCGAGGCGAGGCAAATGTCTGGCTGGACCAGACGCTCACCTACAAGTTTGTGCTGGCACCAGAGGGCGATACCGATCCGCCAACACGGCCGATCTGGAGCGTGGACAACATCTCGGCAGCGGTAACTTTTGCGAGCCTGACGCAGCAAATCATCGGCCAGATTCTCTGGCCGCGCACCGCGGCTGAGATCGCTGCCAATGTCGTGCCGATCAATTACGCATTCCAGCCTGGGTATCGACCGCGCTACAACACCCTGGCGGACGCTGCGGCTGTAAGCGGCACGCATGCACTCTACATTTTCACGGACGAGACGATCGCTGCCGCAGTCACACTGCCCACGGCTGCCAAGGTCTACGGAGTGGATTCTCCGCAGATCACAAACAGCACTGCCGGATCTCACGTATTCAATGCGACCAGCGTTGCTCAGATCAGGATCGATGGTGTGCGTTTCCTGGGGGCCAATTCGAGCACTGTTCCGCTCGCGGGGTTTGGCGGATATGCCGCAGTCGATACTGGGCTCGTCAACATCACAACGTGCACGGATGTGCGCATCACAAACTGCGAGTTCTCGACCTTCTACAATGGCCTGACCGCTCACAATTGCACGCGTCTGTGGATCAAGAACAATCGCATCACTCACTGGCTGGCATCGGGGATTCTTGCCTCCGCATCCTCAGATTTTTCCATCGATAGCAATGATGTCATCGGCTGCGATCAGACCGGCGGTGTAGTCGCATACGGCATTCAGGCGACGGGAGATGAGGCAGGCGGCAAGCCGGAAAAGCGAAACTCGATCAGCTTCAATCGTATCGCAGATATCCCCTCCTGGGATGGCATCGAGTCCCACGACTGTGACGGCTTGGTGATCATCGGCAACGATATCCGCAACGTGCGTATCGGCATCGACATGGGGCATCTCGTCTCCACGAACTTCGTTCGAACGCTGCTTATCGCGCAGAATTACATTCAGGCGACGACGACCGACACGTGGGGTGGAGCAGCCGCGAATCACGCAGGCATCTCTGTTGCTGGATTCGATGCGACCCATCGGGTGGCCGGAGCAACCATCGTCGGAAACACCGTGGACGGGTTCTTCGCTATCCCCGGGGCCACCTACGGCGGCATTCCGAGTCACATCGTCGTCGTGCAGGCAGACGATGTAACGGTAAGTGCCAACACGGTGAAGAACGGCGGCACAGGCGGATCGAGCGCCGCGGTGTACCTCAATGGCACCGTCAACCGTGTCGCGGTGACAGGTAACACCTGCCAGGGCACCTTCGGGAAGGGCGGCATTCGCGCTGAGAGCCTGACAAGCGATGCCCTGACGATTCAGGGAAACACGATCAAGCAAACCACTGCATCTGACAATGCCGTTCTGCTTACGGGTTCAACAGTCGCGCAGCTTCGCTGCGATGTTGGGGCCACGAACAGCACAGCCGCCTTCAATCAGGGCACGTCAACGCTCACCTTCAGTGGAGACTATCTCGAAGGTAGCGCCACCTACGATCCGCCGAGCCTCGCGGACGGCGCTGGAACGACCACCACAGTCACCGTCACGGGCGCGGCTACCGGGGACTTTGCCGTCGTGAGCTTCGGTGGCGACCTTAGTAGCCTCACCGTGACCGCGTACGTAAGCGCCGCAAACACCGTCTCTGTTCGCTTTCAGAATGAGTCCGGCGGTGTGGTGGATCTCGGTAGCAGCACGTTACGAGTGCGCGTCTTCAAGCAGCACTGAGCACGAAATGCCCCTGCATCGTCATCAAGTCCTCGGGCGAGTAGTGCCGGAAGTCAGCGGCAAGCGGGCCGAGCTGCGCGCCGGTCGCAAGTTCCGCGCGGAAATCATCCCGTGTCGCAAGTCCGCACTCGGAGAACAAGCGCGCAAAGTCTCCATGGCGCAGTCGGTTCTGGTAGTGCCATGCCGGATTGAGCCAGCGCCACTGACGTGCACCGTACCGGTAGAAGTGACAGGGAGATACGCCGGGGTAGTGATCGTGATAGTCGATGACGAAACTCATCTGGCCGCGGCAGATGCGCTTGCACTCGGCGAGGATCGCGCGAATCTGATCGGTCGGGATGTGCTCGAGCGTCGAGGTGGACCACACGAAGTCAATGCTCTTGTCTGGCAGGTCCGTTGCACGCACGTCGGCCGGCGCAAGGTAGCGGATGCGATAGCGCGTCCACAGGTCCGCAAGCGATTCGATCTCGGGCCAGTTGCCGGGCTGCATCTGCCTCAGTTGCCGGATGATGTTGTTCACGCGCGCGGGATTGGCAAGGCTCGTCACGTCATACGTGAGGATCTCCGGTGCTCCTGCAGCCGACAGCAGCAGCGGGGCGAGCAGTTCCCCTCCCGAACCAAACTCCAGAGCCACGCCAGGGGATCTTCGGTAGTGCTCAACGTGCAGGCTGTAGAGCCGCAAACGCTCTGGTGTCAGCCGGGTGAAGTAGGTCTTGGTGATGTTTCGCTGTGCGAAGCGATAGGCGAGATTTCCGCCCGGCAAACTCAAGAGATGGAACGCCAGGCATTTAAGCTTCCAGTGCATGCAAGTCCCCCTTTTTCAAGGATCGTAGCAGAGCACTGTCTGGTGAGCGAACAGAAGAGCCAAGAAGGCAGGGGATGTGATGCCCTTCGCCAGAGATAAAGACGAGGCAGAGAGTGAGACAACATGAGGACCCGCCCGATGTCACAGGCGCATTTTCAGCCCTGTCAGCAGGCTTCAATCTCAACCGCCGCCAGCAGGCGCTGGTGCTGCGCATCCTGTGGGTGCTCACCGTGAGCATCCACATCCTGTGGGCTTGCGGATGGCTTTCAGCCATTGGGCTGGTCGGCTTTGCGCGGGCCAACGACGTCTCGCAGATCCAGCAGACTGTGAACGCGTCAGCACGTGTGACGCTCTCCCAGGAGATCCGTGCGCAGATCCGCGTGCGCTGTACGACCACAGATCAGACGATCGTGGATTCGCTCACCCGCTACATCGATGGGCTACAGACCGAATACGAGCGCATCGCCGGTCAGCGGTATCCGGAATTTCCTTGCAAGGCGCAGGGGGGCTGAGCTGTGACCGACCTTGCCCAGAAACTGCTCGAGCGCGAGGAGGGCCGCGTCGCGCATGTCTACCCGGACAGCCGCAAACTGTGGACGATAGGCATTGGCTGCCTCGTGGACCCCAGCGTGCCCGGTGCCGGCCTGTGCGATGAGGCAATCGACGTGCAGTTCGCGCACGACTCCGCGCTCGCACGGCGTCGCGCGGCAGCCCTAACGGGCTTCGATCAGTGCAATGAGGTGCGGCAGGCGGTCATCATCTCGATGTGCTTCCAGCTCGGCTCACTGGCGGCCTGGACGAACTTCCGCAATGCCCTCGCCGCAGGCGACTACAACGCCGCGGCCGACGCTGGGCTCGATAGCCTATGGGCGCGCCAGACTCCCGCTCGCGCTCAGCGGCAGATGGCAATGATGCGTACCGGAGAGTGGACATGAACGACGACCGGCTTTTGGCGCTTGCCCAAATCCTGCTCTCGGCGATCTACATGATCGGCACGTTCGCCGTGATCCTGATCTACGAGCTCGGATGGGCCCAGATGTCAGCCGAGCAGGACAAGTCCTTCGGCAGCTTCGCGAACTTCCTGACCGGCGGCGCGCTCGTAATCCTCTACTTCTGGTTCCAGCGGATGCGCGCAGGCGGCATTCCCGCGCCTACCACCACCACGACGACGGAGACCCCCAATGCGACTACCACGACAACCGTACAGCCTCCTGCTACCGCTCCTGCTGCTGGTCCTTAGCGCCTGCGCAACACTGAACGTCCCAGCGCCCACCACCTGGAACCAGCGGGTGCTCGCCGCCTACAACCTCGAGGACGGCGTCGTGCAGAGCATCCAGACGCTTGCCGCCGCTGGCAAGGTCAGCAAGGCCACCGCACAGAGCGCTCACGATAAGGCGGTGGAGCTGCGAAACGCCATCGACCTCGCCGACCAGATCCATGGCGGCAATCCCACCGCCGGTGAGGACGCGCTCGGCACCGCAATCAAGGCGTTGCAGGCCCTGCAGACCGAAATCCAGAAGAGGCAGCCCACGTGAACAACGCCCTCTCGATCATCACTCTGCTGCTGCAGAACGCCCAGCAGATCCAGGCCTACGGCTCGGTTGTGCAGAAGGCGCTGGCGGAAGGGCGCGATGTGACGCCCGAAGAGAAAGCTGCCGCGCGCGCATCGTTGCAGGGTCATCTGGACAATCTCCAGTCGACCATCGACGCGATGTGACCGCCACGCTTGCCGGCGCTGAATCCCTCATTCTCCAGGGGTGAGGGACTCGCGGGATTTCTCCGGCAAGCGGGCGGCCGGCGGCGATTCTACGCGCAGTGCGCTGACCTTTTCGATTCCACGCCTGTACACGCGCTTCGTGATCCCTGGAGACGAGTGGCCCAACAGCTTCGATGCCTCTTCCAGCGAAGCGCATTTCGTCGCGCACATCGCGCGTAGGTCATGAAACGAGTACCTGACGCCTCCACGGCGGCAGTAAGCATTGATGGTACGTTGCCAACATGCGCGGAAGCCTTCGCTTGTGTAGCAGCGTCACACCTTTGCACGGCGCAGTTCTGCATCCTTGGCGCGTTTCTTATCGCGCCTCTTCCTGGCGTGATTCAGGTAGTGAATCTGGGCTTTCGTGATCCTGAGTAGGGTCGCAATCTTTGGAGCTGATAGTCCTTGGGACCGGAGCCTGTAGACCTCCAGCTTTATTTCCGGAGTAAGGAGATCAGCTCGTCTTGAGCGGCCCTCTGCGATTCTTTTGGCCTCATTCCTTCGACGGAAGAAAGCGTTGTAGCAGATGCGACACGTTCTCGCGCCGGAGGTCTTGTTCAGAATCGAATTCTCAGGCGTGAATTCATGCCCTCGAAAGCAATGGGTCATGTTGACGTGAGGGTGCCGCCCCTTCTGATCCCTATCGGCATTATTCTGAGCCGCAGTTCCGACCCATAAATGCTCTGGGTTACAGCAACCCGGCACGTCACACGAATGACACACGAAGAGCCCGTCTTTCGATGGCCGCTCCCCGTAGAGAGCGAACCACATTGCGGCGTGCGTGCGCATAGGCGATTGGCCGCGCTTAGTACTGATCTGTCCGTACCCGAAATTGACGGTCGAGCCCTGCCATAGCCAGCAGCCGCTTGCGTTGTCGATTCGAACCCGTGTGAGGATTCGGTCCAGAAAGGCTTGATCGTGCGGCTTCGCAAGCGCTTCGGCTACGCGACCACTGCGATACAGAAGGAAGGGCTTTCCTTGGCCGTACACTTTGAAGATGAACTGCGCACCGGTAGCGCCGACTGGTTCGAACCGCATGCCTCAGATTATCCCCCATTCATCCTCTAAGAGCAGCCCGAAAACACGGGGAATTTTCTGTGTTCCACGTGGAGCATCTTAGAGACGAAACGCTGTATTTCCCGAGAGAAACGGCCTATACGCGGCTGACTTTTAATCCGCTGGTCGAGGGTTCGATTCCCTCCCACTCCACCATTTTCCCTCTAAGAGTGGCGCTGCACCCTCTAAGAATATTTATCGGACCGGCTTCGTGCGCAGCGCTTTTCGGTAGACAGCTTCGAGCGCGGCACCATGGCCGAGCACCGAATGAGGCGAGTCGGTCTGCGCCTTTGCCCGTAGATCCTTGAAGCACCAATCGAGATTCAGCCGTCGCTTCTGGCTGTTGATCGCCCAGATGGTCCACGGCTGGCCGCGGGTGTTCAGGAAGACGAGGTCGGCATCGGGAAATCTGGCCATCGCCCGCCGGACGAAGTAGCGCAGCGCATCGGTCCATTCAACATGGTGAGCTTTGCCGGTTTTGCTTTGGACGTAATGGATGCCGTCTGGCCGCAGGTGAGCTGTGCGGCTCCAGGCGACGATATCGGTCTGCCGGACACCAGAGAGGTAGGCTGCGGCTATGAGGTCCTGGAAGGGCTCCGTAGCGCGATTGAAGCCCTCTAAGAATTCCTCGTTCGTCACTGCTCGGCTGCGCGGGTGCTCCGGGTTCCTTGATACGCCCTTGCAAGGATTCGCCTCTACCCACCCTTGGCGCATGCCGAACTTGTGGACGCTGGCGAGCACGGCGAACTCCCGATTCGCCCGCGTTCGACCCCGTCCCGCCTTGCGGCGCGTCTCGAGCCAGACAGCAATCTGCGACGCCTTCAGCATGCCTAGGCGGATGTGCCCAAAGTGGTGGGCGAGTCGGGGGAGCATCTTCCCGTAGTCCTTACGGGTAGCCTCCGCGAGCTCGTCCATGCCGGCCGCCCGGTAGACGTTGATCAGCTCGCCGATCGTGCCGGGGCGCTGCGGGTCGAGTTCGTAGAGCGCGCGGTAGAGGGCATTCTCACCCTCATCGATCCGGCTTAGCGGGTGCCACTTGTTCCGGACGATCTTGTAGTAGCGGCCGTCTTTCTCGAAGACGCCGGGGATGGAGAGGCCGCACGAGAGTTGTCCCATGGAGGGGGTTCGTAGTTCGGTTCGTTTTCGCCATCCTTGCCGCGGAAGAGTCCGCGGTCAAGCGCCGCCTCGGTCGTGCACGGTCGTCCCTTCGAATCCCGGAAGGTCAGGATTCGATATCGAGCGCACCAGGCAGCAACCGCTTTCACCTTCTTGGTGTCGGCAAGTTTCGCGAGCGCTTCGAATGGGACTCCGGCCACGACTATCTTCTCCGCTATCAGTAGCTCTAGGTCTCGACAGGCCAGAGCAACTGCAACTGCTTGGCTGCGGCAGCGCGTGCGGCGTTCTCCAGCGCCTCCATGACGGCCGGCGTCGGATGCGGCAACGGAAGGCGGCCTTCTTCCTTTAGCCGTTCGTAGAGCCATTGCGGCAAATCCCACGGATCTTTGTAGGCCCAGTGCCCGCGGCAATCCATGCAGCTGTAGGCGTTGCCAGCCTCATACTGGATGATTCGCCCGCGCTCTTCTCGCTGCCCAATCACCACGACCGGCTGCACCCACGTGTGAAGGCATTCCGGCGGTTCAGGCTTCGGCTCTGGCGTGATGGGCAGATACCGCTCCATCAGCTCGACGATTTCGCTGACCTTCACGACTGACCTCCTGATCGACGCCCAGCGAGTCGGTAGATCCACCGCGCCAGCTTCCAAAGTCCCAGCAGCAGTAGGCACGAAGCGAACCCTTCGCTCCAGTGCATCCAATAGATGAAGTTCACTGAGACCACGCTAACCTCCGGTTCTCACTGTGACCGCTCGTTTTTGGCCTTGCGGTCCAGCCACTGACGGCGCGCGTCGATGCTGGCGAGCAGGTCGCGGAACTCGTCAGGATGGGCAGCGATCAGAGACTCGACCGCGAATAGCTCATCGCGCAGCAGATGCCCGCGGCGCTCGGAGGTCTCACGCATGAACGAACTCCAGTGCGCACCCTCCCACTCCACCTCCCGCGATATCGCCAGCCGTGGATCGTCCTGCCACGTGGGCCAGCGCTTCGCAGTGCTCATGCAGGTCATACAGGTCAGGAGCGCGCTGCGCTGCTCGCCGTATTCCTTCAGGCGCTTGAAGAACTCATCGCGCATGACCGACTTCACCTTCGAGGCGTCGTAGCCGCATTCAGTGATGGCCGCCGACTCAGGCCGCCACGGCAGGCGAGGGCGAATGATGTGATCAACTGGCTCTTTCATGTACCCGCTCCCCGGTTCGGAGCGCGCACCACTGCGATACAGCCAATCTTTTCGCATTCTGGTCGATGCTCGTGAAGGTGGATGTCTTCCACGTACTCAAGCTCCGCAGG